GGCTACCAGACGGGGATCGGGATCAACCCGAAGGAGGACATCTTGAAGATCGAGGACTTCCTGCAGTTCATGGCCCAGGACAGGGAGGACAACTGGGAGGACCAGGTGTGGTACAAGAGCCCGGCGTTCTCGTCCTTGTGGAAGACGAACCTGTGGGCGTACACGCACTTCCTGTCGGACTTGTTCGAGAACTTGTCGTACATGGAGGGGAGGCGGTTCTTGGGCTCCAGGACCAAGCAGGAGAAGAAGGTCGCGAAGGGGATGTCCACGGTCAAGTACTTCCCGAGCTACGGGCTGATCCTGAAGTGCGGGTCCAGGTTGACCAAGGAGAAGCAGATCAGGTTCAAGATCATCTTCTCGAAGAAGGACGAGATCCTCAACAACCCCGACATGTTCAAGAGGACCTTGGACTTCAAGAAGAACTCGAACCTCTGGCAGTCGAAGTGGCTCACGGCGTCCTCGACCGACTTCAGGCACTACATCAAGTTGAGAGAGGTCGTGGTCAACTTCTTCTCGAGCTCCTTGGACAAGAAGAGGGAGATGCTGAGGGGCTCGGAGACCCTCCCCCTGGTGATCGACCAGAACTTCTGCATGGCCGTCCTCTGCTTGTGGGAGCACCAGAGGGCCACGAGCACCACCAACCAGCTCTGGAGGTACTTGGTCCACTCGGCCACCAGCTACATCACCAACAGGACCAGCTTGATCGAGGACATCTTCTCGGACCCGGTGAGGTCCTTGATCGACTCGTACATCAAGATGAAGCAGGCCTTCTGGTTCATCTTGGCGCTGAAGGAGTCCAAGTCCCACTGGTACAACAGGATCAGGAAGGTGGCCTCCAAGAGCACCGACTACGACAGGTTCTACTTGCCCTCCCCCTTCAAGCTGGACTTGAGGATGGAGTTCAGCTTGTTGATGGACTACATGTACCTGACCAACTTGTTCGACAAGGAGAAGGGGTTCGTGGACCACCGGGTCAAGGCCATCATGAGCAAGATGTCCTTGGCGGAGATGAAGTTCCTGAGGAACAAGGAGAAGGACTGGAGCAAGGGCAAGGTGAAGGACAGGATGGAGTTCTGGAGGGAGAAGGACCAGCTGCACCAGTTCGACATGAAGTGGGTCGTCGCGATGACCAAGTTCTACTTCGACCAGAACTGCTCCAAGTTGAAGTTCTCCATGGCCTTGGACCGGGCCCTACCGAGACCATCGAGTCCTCCATGATGATGACCGCGTCCTTGGTCGGGGGCCCGTACGTCAGCCGGACGTTGAAGTACGGGCAGAACGTCGAGAAGACCAAGAGCTTCCTCTCGTTGTTCGACATGATCGAGCTGATGAACACCCACCAGTTGTACGAGCTCAACTCCAAGCTGGAGGAGGTGGACGCCGTCTTCGCGCTCTTCCCGAAGCAGCAGATCGGGGGCCCGAGGGAGATCTTGATCCAGTCCGTCAAGCTGAGGTTGAGCGTCAAGTTGTTGGAGACCGTGAGCAGGGAGCTCTGCAACATCCACGAGAAGGAGATGATCACCAAGGACAGGCAGAAGGCGGAGATCCAGTCCGGGTGCATGTCCGCCATGAGGGAGGAGATGATGAGCAACATCCAGAAGGGGAAGAGCACCCTGACCTTCTCCTTCAACAGCGACGCCAGCAAGTGGTCCCCCGGCTTCGTGATGGAGCACTTCT